TATCTACTAATGATTCTTGACTTAATCCATAATCGTGATTTAAATCTAAAAAAAACTTGTCATCAATATAATTATTAAAATTTATAGGTGCAGCATATTCATCATTACTAAGGTTATCTAATTCATTATTAAAATTTTCTTCATGCATTATTTTTTTTAATTCCCATCCGTTAAATGCATCTCTAGTTTGTTTTTTTCTATAATTTGTTGATGAATAAGATAAATTATGAAGATTTTTTCCAGCTAATACATTTTGAGCAATACTTTTAAAAGCACTTGGTGTATTTTTTAAAATAGTTTTAGAATAAGTGTCTACTGCATTTTTCATTCCTTCTGGATCAAATTCAAATTTTTGTTTTAATTGTAAATAATGATCTCTTGTTTTTTGATCAAAATTATATTGCCAACTAACTTTAGCATCAGCTTCTGCAGTTTTTTGAAAACTAGTTATAATTTCAGATATAGGTTTAGCGATTTTTGCTACAATATTTGTAGTAGGAAATTGTGAAATACCTCCACTTTCTGATGATAAATTTACAGATTTTTTACCTTGTTTTAATGCCATTATGATACCTCTATTTCTCTACATTCTATTTTAACAGCTAGTCTGTTTTTATTAATATTATCTATTTCTAAACTTAATAAACTTTCATAAGCTTTTGCATAACCTGCTCTAGCACATGAATAGTAATCATTATATTCACCAACATATTTAGTGCTTAAACAATTTGTTTCTCCAAGAAAACTACAAAGATGAAGGACTAATATAAATTTTATCATTTTATTTTAATGTTATTAATTATCATCCATTTTATTTGTTGTTTTATTTAAATAATCCCAATCATATTGTCCTGTTGCTTTTGTATTATATTTTTTACTATAATTATATGCTTTATATCCAGCTGCACCTATTTTAGCATAAGCTCCATATTTTTGAGCTTTGCCCATAACTTTTGTTGTATAAATTGCTGAATTAAATTTATCTTCTCCACGCAAAACATTAATTTTAATATTGCTAATATCTTTTATAGATATTCTATCTATTTCACTATTTATAGCTAAAAAACTTGCACTATCATCACTATATCCAGAACCTGCAACTATAGCTAAATTTTGTTTTCGTTTATTTTTAGCTTCTTCTAAAACATCATTAGCGTGTTGTAATCCTTTTAATCTATTAAATTTTTTTTCACTTTCATACTCTGCAATTGCAGCTTTGTTGCTTGCTTTACCTGCTTGTAATTCAGAATATGTACCAACACCTTGAATAGCAGTAGATATAATCATCATTGTTACTGGATCTGCACTCATGCGAAAACTACCTCTACATTCATACCTAATATTTTTAATGGTAATGGTTGATTTTGAGATAAAGTAATTGTTGGGTTTATATCATAACCCATAAATAAAAATTCTTTTTTATTTGTAAATGGAACTAAATCACTTCCACCAGTAAAGCTTACTTGTTGAATTATTAAAGATTTAGAAGTTTTATCAGAAGCTTTAACAGTTAAATCTAAAGTAGAATTAAGATCTATAATTGCTCTTGATATTCTTCTTGGTGTACCAGTTAATGGGCCATTTGGTAATTCTTTATCTATTGGCATTGTTTCTACAATACATTCATAATTAAAACCAATTTTTACTCCAGCTGCATAAGCAACATTTAAATCAATTGTGTTACTTGGTGCATCTACTAAATATTCTCCTAATGAACTATTTCCATTTACTGCAAAAACTTTATTGCTACTATATTCTGTATTAACAACATGAGTAAAACTTTTTACCATTGTAATAGATGCATTATCACTTGGAGAAGAAGGTAATGTTTGACTTAATGTTAAATTATAAGATCCACCTCCATTATCAGTAACAGCTTCTATATTAAACTCTGGAGTTATACCAGCTATAGTAATTGATTCTCCAACTCTAGGAGCTGAAGTAAAACCATCTGCTTTTAAAACAGTTCCTGTTTGACTTGCTCCTTGAACAAGTAAAGTACCTCTTGAATATATTGTTGAAATTGTTTGCATATCTAATGTAACAGAATCATCTTCTCCAAATTTTTCTAATATAAAATGAGTTCCACCTTGTAATGTTCTTCTAGTAATGCATACTAAATGTTCATTTAATGTAATAATAGATTGAAATGTATCTGTATTATTAATTTCTGTTGAAGTTTGTCCAGGTGTCCACAAAGTCCATCCTGCTAATTTTTCATCTCTAATAGAATGAAATACTGCTAATGATCCAACATAAGGATTAGTAATATTAGGTTCTGTTAAATTGCTTTCTTGAGTAGGTAAATATGTATTTAAAAAAAACGCATATTGTTCTGGTCTTAAATTATTTCCTTTTAAAACTGCTATTTCTTTTGGTGATACTATTAAATGTTGAGCAAGTAATGATACTGAGTTTGCTTTATAGCCATCTTCCATATCTGAAAAAATAAATTCTCTAATTGATTTACCAGTTTTTTGACAAAATAATGCAGCTTGATCAAACATTACTGGTGCTGTTTTATTTATTCCAAATGGAGTTTGTTTTAATACAGTAACATTTCCTGGGCTAATTGTATTATCAGTAGCTCTTGGAATATAAAATTCTCCACTATCTGTAAATACTTGTAATTCTTTACCTGATAAAAAATGTCTAACTTCATTTACTTCTGAACCACCAACGTCAATATTAATTGCATCTGTAACTGATCCAGTTCCAACATCAAAATTAGTATATTCTGCTGTTCTAGAAGCTAGTATTGCAGCAGGTTTTGACAATAATCCTCCAAACCATAATCTATTTCCATGAAAAGTTACTGCTTGAGGATAACCCCTTCTGTCAGATATAATTTGTTCTGCCCAATCAAAATGAGGGCCACTACTTACTACATCTTCTAATACACTTACAATTGCAACAGTTGTATTTGTAACAGCAGTTATTACACATTGTTTTCCATTAATTAATAATCTATTATTATGAGCTGCATTTAAATTAAATGAAGCATCAAAAAAAGCTGCACTTGCTGTTACAGTTCTATTTGTTCCAACTGCATGAGCTGATAATGTTAAACTTATAGTACTTGCTGCGTATTTATAAAATGCAATAAATTTTTTATTATGACCACCTTGTGTAATTGTAGTATCTTCATCAAACTCAAAAAAAGATGCTGTAAAAGTAGAAGATGATGATCTAAATATTTTAACTGGTCTAAAAGATGGATGAGTTATAAAAACAGTATCACCAAATTGTGCAAAATTTAATTCAAATAATGTACCTGCTGTCCATGGTGTTGTATTTGCACTTCCTGTAGCTGCTTGAATAATACCTCCATCAATATCATAAATAGTAAAATTATATTGAGATAAAACTATAATTGCTATTTCATCATCAGAAAAAACAAATGGAATTAATCTACAATCTGATGCAGGAAGTGTTGCAAGATATTGAGTACCTGGTCTTCTCATTAATCCACCTTCTGCTAATATAGAAAAATTTCTACATTGTCTTGCACCATTTACATAAGCAGGAGTATCAATACGAGCTGCTAATAATGGATTAAGTTCTCCAGATGAAAAGTTTGTTAATACAGTTTTTAATTTTCTTGTCATTATACATTATTTCTTGTAGAATTTCTCAAATTCATAAATCTTGAAGTATTAATTTTTTTAGTAGTTACTTCTGATGCATCAATATTTTTAGATATTAAAAATTGTCTATCAGCTAAATTTTTAAAAACACTTATCATACTAGCATCTCTAGCAATTGCTCCTGCAAAAATAGATGCAAGATCATATATTAAAGCTAATCTAAAATGTGGAGGAAAATAATCTTCTCCAACTCTATAAATATAATCTAAAATTAATTGATTATTTGAACCATAAGAATTAATGTAAATCATATCTTTATATCTTGTATAAGGAACTACATTGTCATTTACTGTTAACGTGTTAATTTGTAAAACTCCAGGACTAGAAGGTAATTGATATGCATAATCATATCTTCCTTCTGGTGCTGTACTTAATAAAGATAATTGTTTTTGATTAGTTGCAAATTTCCATCTATGTCTTGTTAAAGACGATTGTGTAATATCTTCATAAACATTAGAAGCAACTAACGCTTCTGTGCTTCCATCTGAAAAAGATGAAATAGGACTTGCTCCTATCATTACTAATGCTCTTGCACAGATGTCTATATTTGTTATTGCCATAATTTATAAAAAAAAACTAAAGGGGAAATACCTCTCGGCAAGATCCCCTAAAGTTATATTGTACTAAGCTAAAATAACTGTATCTAAGTTAGTTCCACCATCATTTACAGATACTATTAAAATATCTATAACTGCGTTTGAACCACCACTATTTACAATTATCATGTCCCCTGCTTTTAATTCAGCGTAAGATAAAATAAAGTAATCTGCATCATCTATTGCTGTAATTGCATCTCCATCGGTGTAATACCACATTGAATTGGCATCGCCCATTTGAGAGATTTTTTTAACAGGATTGTCTATTGCGTAAGCCATATATATATCCTTTTATTACTCGGCACACAGCTGAACTCTTGCTGCATCACCATCGATTATTGTAGCTCCTAACGAAATCATTGAAGTGATTAAGTGAGAAACTTTTTCTGGAACGTAGTTTACTTCAGTTTTAACATCAGTACCAACACCAACACCCAAAGCACTTTTGTGAAATGCTAGAGTTTGTCTGTCAGTTGCTACTGTTAAACCAGAGTGAACAAACCATAAAAAACCTAACCATCTTTTGGCAGTCATGCCATTTCCGAATGGAAGGTCATTTGGGCCAACGTATTCAACTCTTGAGAATTGATCTACAGCTAATAGGTCAGACCATTGTTTTGGCCCTACTACCCAATATCTTTGATTATCATCAGGAACATCATTTGTATTAAATGTTTCCATCATTGTTGTTGCTTTAATCAAAGTCATATTAGTTGCTGAACCACCTACGTTGTTTGCTACTGAAGTTGCACCTTTCAGTTTATCTACAATGATATCATCAGTTTTTCTTCCTAATGCATATGCAGCTGATTGTGCTATAACTTGTCTTTCGTCTATGTTAACCTTTAACTCGTCTAACTTATCAACGTAATCTGCTGCGTAATAATCAGTTAAAGTTGCAGACACATTGCTGTGTGCAAGATCCATAGCAACTACTTCAGCATGTCTTGCTTTAGTGTTTGCAGTACCTTTTGCAACTTTTTGAAATTTAACAGAGCTTCCATTAACATTGTTAACTGTTCTAACTAGGTTCTTTAATTTGCTTCCCATTCTTTGGTAAGCCATATGAACTTCTGCTTCGAACTGAGTAATAAAGGCATTGTTTATTGTTGATGCCATGTTTTTATTTACCTTTGTTAGTTATTGTTAATTTACCGATTATCTTTACAATACAGAATTAGTTATCCAATAAGGGCTAACATGAATATTTTAAAGGTCTTAACTAAGGATTAATCTATAAATACTATTATAAGCAACGCACATTAGATCCAATGTTTTGGAATAGTAATTACGTCACCAAATTGTATTTCACCATCATCAAGATAAAGATAAGTACCAAACACAGTTATAAATGTTTTAGTATCTTTATAAATCCAAAATTCAGCTGTAACACAATCTACTGGTTTGGCTTCATCCATTTCTTTAGAACTTAGCCATCCAGTTTGACCTACACAATCTAACCATTTTATAGGTTTCTTTAACTTTTTATATTTAAACTTGTGGATTTTTTTTGTGTGCTTTTTCATATAATTCCGTAACTCGTCTAACATAAGCTGGATCACGTCTGCTACTATCCCAATATCTAGGATCATTAAGCATACCTCTAAGGTCATCAGCACTAGCAGATAAATCTACTTGTGTAGGTGTACTTGGCATTGCTGTATCTTTAGTTAAAGCCATTAATTCTTCAATAGCTTTTACACCTTCAGCATTTGATGCTAAATTTGCAATTGTATTATAAGAATCTGGAGTTAAATTTTTTTTACTCCAAAGATTAGCAGCTTCAATTCTTTCCTTTCCTGTATCACCTAATTTTATTAATTCATTTTCAGGATTTGGTAAAGTTGACATAGCATTATTAATAAATGCGTTTACTCCTTCATCATATTGTTCTTGTGATAAACCAGTTTCTTTAGCTGTCTTATCCCACCATTTAACAATGTCCATATCTTTACTAACTTGTATGTTAGAATTTTCTGGAAGTTCTGGAAGATTAATTTTATATTCTTCTGGAACATTAGACGATTTTTCGTTAGAAATATCTTCTCTAATTTGTTTACTTAAATCTTCTGTTCTTGCACCAAGTTTTTGTTCTAACGAATTATAACTTGATGATAGATTTTCTAAATTAACTTTATTAGCATTACTATCCCAGAATTTTTCTTGAACGTATTCTGGTCTTCCTGTATCAGCAACATCAACTGTAGCGATTGGTGCTGAAGTTTCAACATTATCATCTGCCATCTTGTTCTCCTTTGTTTATTCTTGTTTTGATTATACCCATTAAAAATCTCATACCTTCAATATGAAATAAATGATTGCTAGTTATGTTTGGCCCAGCAACTACATCTGATGTAATGGATTTTAAATATTCTAACACTTTTTTACTTTCATCTCCTTTAAACAATGTTGCAAAATGTTTATTCAATTCAGCTTCTTCTTTAGCTGGTCTTGTATAACCATCAACATTTTTTACTGGGAGATTTTTTTCTTTCTTTAACTTATCCCAACTCATATCTTCCTTACTGAGGTGTTTGTTCCTCTGGTTGTTGTGACAATTGATTCATTTGTTCAACAATTGCTTTTTGTTCATCTTCATCTCTAATAAGCTTTTCTGGTAAGTTCATTTTTTCTGCTAAATATTTAGCTGTTTCATTTTGATTTACAATGACGTTAATCATTTGTGGCCCAAATGTTCCAGCAATTATTTCATTAAATCTAGTTACATCTGCAACATCTTGTAAATGTTGAGCTTGTGCTAATGGAGAACGAGGTGCTATTTTTACTTGTTTACCATTAACTTTAGGAATTTCAATTCGACCTTGTTTAGATAAAATTCTTATAATTCTTCTTAATAATGGATTAATTAATTCTGATTGTAATCTTCCAAATGAAGATCCTATTTGTCTAGATAAATCTGCCATTCTTTCAGATACTTCAGTTGCTGTCATAGGTGTACCTTCTGGTTTACCTAAAGCTTCCATGTATAATGCTTTTTTAATATTAGCTCTCATGTCATTTAAAACTAATTGAGCAACGTCAAAATTAGATGCTGCTTGTATTGGAACTAAACCTTTAGATCCTGGTGCAACTGGAATTAAAGATCCAGGTACTAATGCAATATTGTCTGCATTAATAACTCCATCATCTTCATAAGTATAAACTCCACTTACAGACATTTGTGCATTTTGTAATATTAATTCTATTGTAAGGTTACAAGTTTTAATTGCTGCCATAGCATTAAATACTGGCCCTCTGCCATATACTTCTCCAGATGCTTTATTCCATCTAAATACTAAATAAGGATTTGAACCTTCTCCTTTATATATTTCTTCAAATAAAATATGTTTAGGATTATCCATAAACACACATAGTTTAAATTCTTCAACATTAGGTTTGTGTATTTTATAAACAGCTTCTATAATTTTAATTTGTTTTTTTTGTTTTAAAGGATCAAAATCTTCTGGTAATGTAGCTTTAGGATATAAGATAAGTATTTCTTCTGGTTTACAATATCTTGTTCTATAAACAGTATCAATTTTACCATCTGGCCCATTCATCAAACAAACTTTTGTTAATGGTATAGATGTAAATTTAATTGGGTTAATTGCATCACCTTCTTCAACAAGTAAAACTCCTGTACCAATTGCAAGATCCATAAATGCTTCATGTATCTCTTGGTTAAAATTTGAAGTTTGTAATAATTCAAAAACGTATTCAGTAATTTTATCTAAGTTTAAATTTATTTCAGCTTTTTCTTCTTTAGGAATTTCTGATCCAGCTTGAAAATCTGCCCATCTAGCAAACGTAGGAACTATTCCTGCTTGAAGTCTTGATGCAAATTCTTGAACTCCTACTACAGCTGTTTCATCAAATATTTTATCTGTTCGTCTTTGACCTGGAGATTCTTCATAAAAAGATTCACGATTAGGTAAGCAATATTCATAAGCTTCTTCAAATCTATCTTTCCAATAATCTTTTATACCTTGAGCTTCTTTATAATTTTTTAAAAGTTTACTAACTTTATCAGTATTATCTACTGTAGGTGAAGTATCAATTGTATATTCCATTAATATTTATTAAGTATTAAAAAAATCCTCGACCACCTGGTTTTCCAAATAAAGATCTTGATCCTATAACTCCTCTTGCAACTTTCTGAGTATAAGATTTATTTTCTGCTTCTAATTGTGCTTTTCTTTTTTCTTCTGCTATTCTAGCTTCTTCAATAGCTGGATCTGCTTTTGGTGGTGCTGGTGGTTTTGGTTTAAATAAATTTCCCATTATTTTTCCTTATGCTTTTTTATTTTTTTCTTGTTTATTTCATCTAAGTTTTTGAATTTAACATTAAATGGCTTATATCCAGCTTTTAGCAACGCACAATATAATTGGTATGGAGTAAGGATGTACCATTTAAAAAATCCTATAAGTCGCATAATAAATGCAACACAAGTTAAATCTTTAATTCTAAAGAATTGCCAGTCATTTTTAATAGGACATCTTAAAATTTTAGAATCTGACAAATAAAAAAATATGTCTTCTATTTCTTTTTTATTTAAATAAGACATTCTTATACCAATATGAGTATATTGTAAATGAATCCATAAATCATGTTTAGCTGAATATGATAAAGCTCCACAATGATTAAATCCTTTTTTTAACCACCACAAATATTTTGAATATCTATTTGTAATTCCGTCTTCGTAGAAATAGACTAACCATTCCTTTTGAAAATATCCCATACTTTCCTTGGTTGTTTTTTATTTTGTCCTTCAAATACATCCCATCCTTTTTTAGCCAAAGTTGGTTTTGAAGGATGTTTACCACTTATCATAGTTCTTCCTTCACCAGCTCCCATCATTAAATATTGTAAAGCATCGTGAACGTGAGAGTATCTATTTTTTAATGGTTTTTCATCATACCTATCTCCAGAAGTTTGAAGTCTTCTGTAATGATAACCACCATTAAAACCTTTTTTTAAATTAATACAATCCGTGTGCATATTAAATCCAGCTTGTCCATCTACTAATCTAGATAAGGTAGCATCAACAGATTCAATTCTTAAAGCAACATCATTAGATGGTGCAGGTAAAGCTTTTAATCCATATTGACGCA